CGCCTTCGGCTTTTGCTTTACTGACTAAAGACAGACAAAGAAGTGATAACGCTAGTAGTCGTAATCGCATCATTCTGAGTTATTGTTTCTAGTTTAGTTCCTGATGCTCTGGTAGTTATAGCTAACGACCAATCAGAAGTTACAGTTTTAGGAGTAAAAACTGCGTCTGCGTGTGCTATACCACCACTAGAAGCACTTGTAACTTCTATGTTTGATGCTTCCCAACTAGACAGGGCAGATCCAAATTTTTCAGTTACTATGCTGCGAGTTATAGTCTGGGTTGTGTTCTCAGTTCTATTAGATGAGCCAGTAGTCCACGTTGGTACTCCGTTTGCATAGCAAGGAGCAACTAAAAATAAACCTAGTAAGAGTAGCTTTTTCATTTGATACCAACTTTGTTTTTACTATTATCCACTATTTTAGGTGCTTTGCCATTTCCATTACTGTTACCCTTCTTACCAATAGACAAACCCAAAGAAGCTGTTGATGCCGAAAAAATCGAAGCTATGAAAGTTGGGTCAAAATCTACTATCTTTTTACCGCTAGGTGGTTCCCAGTATGAAAGTGTTAATAAAGCTGCCGACCAAACCAAAATAGAAACTTTGACGATAGTTTCGACTCTGCTTGTCTCTTGTTCTTCCATGAAAAGTTAAGACTCTTGTCTAATACTAGCAAGTTAGCTATGTTTGGGAAGTAACACACAAAACTATGCTAAAAATACTAAAACCAGTATTACTAAAATTCTTCACTACGACTGCTGTGAAGAGGTTAGTGGTGGACTTGCTTAGAGCAATTTGTAAGCAGACCTCGAATACATTGGATGACAAGGCTGTAGATATGTTGGAGCAGCAACTTTTCCCAAAGTTAAACTAATATGAACCATAAAGAATTTTTTGATATTCTTATTGGTAATCCTCCTCCCGAAGTAGAGCTTGAAATAGAAATAAAATGCAGAGAGGTAAAAGAATTACCTGATTTTGTTATCAAGGACTATTGTTGTGACCTTGTAAAACAAGTAAGACTGCAAGATATGTTACTTGTAGCTGCACTTATGCGTATCTCTGAAGTAGAAACTAAAATTTATAGGTACGAAAAGAAGTTACATCAATACAAAAGACAAAGTAAATTAAGTCTTTTCAATACATTACGTCAAAAAATGTTTGGCAAATCGTTTAAAAAATGATTATATTAATCTAAAACGTAGTTTTTATGGATAAGAATTTTAAGATCCTAGAAAAGTTACACCTACTTCTAGCTAAAGAACTGACAGATAAGATTACAAGTGGCGAAGCAAAGGCTGGTGATCTAAACGTAGCGAGACAATTCCTAAAAGATAATGGTGTTGAGTGCTTACCTGTAGAGAAAAACCCTATGCAAGAACTGATGGAGAACTTACCAGACCTAGATGCTGTACCTGTAGCTGATTTATAATTGCAACCTTTACCTAAAAAACTACAAGACTTTAGATATTTCTTAATCGTTACTTGGAGACATCTAAATCTACCAGATCCTACTCCTGTTCAGTTAGATATAGCTGAATATCTACAATATGGTGCTAGACGTAAGATCATTCAAGGGTTTCGTGGGGTAGGTAAGAGTTGGATTACTTCTACCTATGTAGTGTGGCGACTTCGTATGAACCCACAGCTAAAGTTCTTAGTAGTATCTGCCAGTAAAGACAGAGCCGATAACTTCACGACCTTTACTATGCGTCTTATAAACGAGATGCCAATACTTGCTGGATTGATCCCTAGTGACGACCAGAGAAACAGTAAAGTAAGTTTTGATGTAAGACCAGCACAAGCTGACCATGCCCCTTCTTGCTCTTCCAGAGGGGTTCTAGGACAAATGTCAGGAGCTAGGGCAGACGAAGTAATTGCTGATGACGTAGAAGTTCCTAATAATTCTTTCACTCAACCCATGAGAGACAAACTTAGTGAAGCTGTAAAAGAATTTGAAGCGATCTTAAAACCTAATGGTCGGATTACTTTTCTAGGTACACCACAAGTAGAAAACTCTGTGTACCTCACCCTAGAAGAAAGAGGATATGAAACAAGAATATGGACTGCACGTTACCCAGAACTAAAAAACAACTACGGAGATAGACTTGCCCCTAAAATCCTCAAGGAATTAACAGATGGTATAGCCCAACCAAAAGACCCTGTAGACCCGATCAGGTTTTCAGCACAGGATCTTATGGAAAGAGAAGCTTCTTATGGTCGTAGTGGCTTTAACCTACAATTCCAGCTAGATACAACCCTATCTGACCAAGATCGTTACCCATTAAAGATAAATGACCTTGTGATAATGCCAATAAACAAAGAATTTGCACCAGAAAAAGTAATATGGTCCAACTCTCCCGAATATGTAATCACAGATCTGCAATGTGTAGGCTTCAATGGTGACAGGTTCTACCGACCTGCTCAACAATTCGGAGACTTCATAGAATATACAGGCTCAGTTATGTTCGTTGATCCCTCTGGGAAGGGAAAGGACCAGACCGCTATAAGCTGTGTAAAGATGCTTAATGGTAATTTATACGTCACAGAGTGTTTAGGACTCTCTGGGGGCTATTCTGACGCTGTTCTAGAGAAGATTAGTAAGATTGCCAGAGAGAATAAGATTAATACCATACTTGTAGAACAAAACTTCGGTGGTGGTATGTTCGCTGAACTTCTAAAACCCTTCCTTATGAGGTTCCATCCATGCCAATTAGAAGACGTTAGGAACAATAAGACCAAAGAATTAAGAATAATCGACACCCTAGAACCTGTAATGAACTCTCACCGCCTTATTATCGATCAGAAAGTTATAGAAAAAGACTTTCGTTCTAACTCTCAAGAGACACCAGAAAGAAGATTAAAGCTTCAACTTGTCTATCAACTATCCCGAATATCTAGACATAAAGGTTCCCTTGTACATGATGACCTCGTTGATTCCCTAGCAGGTGCAGTTGCTTACTGGACTGATTACATGGCTCAAAATGAAGACTTAAATATATCTAAAAGAAAAGATGAACTCCTTTCCATTCACACAGACCATTGGAATGATCTTCTAAATAACACGATCTCTCAATCTGCTATGGGGATGTCTCCTGTTCAGATAAGAAATTCTAATGTATCTACTGATGGATTCATAAGTGACGCTTATTAGGTTGCACTATAGGAGAGGGGAGCTAAAAAGGACACACTAAGATAACACTAAGACCAAGTAGGACCAAGGAAGATTGCTGTCTACCAGAAAAAAAATTAGTTCCAAAAATTCGAGGGGGTTATACATATATACGATTCCGAATTTTACCCATACCCTTCCGAAAATTTTAAAAATAAAGGACTATATAGACTAGATCCATTGCAATAACTAGCGTCTCATAATATATATAATATTATTTGGGTAGATTCTGGGTCAATTTTTTATTATTAGGGTATATCTTTTCATATTATCGATAAGGGGTATATTGTTACACAATGTAAACATTAATATACATAGTGATACTAAGGGATTGAAGAGAAAGAGTAAATCAATATCAAAAAAACAGTAATATATATATTAATATTATTATTAAGCGGCTCAACCGACCGCACTATTTAAGAACCACAAATGACACTTTCAGCAACTAGACAATCTAAGAAACAACAGTACGACCCAAACAAAGGTTATGAAGAATTAGCTAATTCTTTAGTTGAACTTATGGAGAAAGGGGTTAATCCTTTTAGACGTAGTTGGACTAGAGAATCTCAACATACTAATTTCGTTACTGGAGAAGAATACCAGAATGGGAATCTAATATATTTAGAGATTGCCAGAATAACAAGGGGCTATAAGTCTCCTTATTGGATGGGATTTGCTCAAGCTAAGAAGTTCGGCTTAAAGATGATTAAAGGATCTAAGGGTTCTATCATTTTAAGACCTGTAGCAATCAAGAAAGAATTACTAGACAATTCTGGTAAGCCTGTAAAAGATGCTCTAGGTAATCCAGAATTTACTGCATTTACTTTATTTACACCTTGTAGAGTTTTTAACCTTGATTGTTTTGAAAAGACAGGAAAGGTAGAAAACAGATTACAAGAATTAAATAAGGATGTAGCAGTCCAGCAATGTCCAACAAGTGCTAATGAGTCAAAAGCTATTAAGCAATTAATGAGCTACACAAAGACTCATAATATAAACTTTAACGAATCTGGTAATCAGGCATTTTACGACCCTATTCTTGATTCAATAACAGTACCTAATAGAGAAAGATTTGAAAGTATTTCTTTATTCTGCTCTGTTACTGCTCATGAGTCTGTTCATTCATCAGGGGCAAAAGTAAAAGGCAGATTAGCTAGAGTTGGTATTACTAGCAAGGAAGCAACCTTTGGAAGTGAGCTTTATGCAACCGAAGAGTTAATAGCTGAACTAGGTGCTTTCCTTATTTGTAATGATCTACAAATAGATTCTAATAATGATGTACACGCATCTTATTTAGACGGATGGATCAAGAGATTAAGGAAAGAACCGAAGCACCTTTTAACTGTCATTGGTCATGCTGTAAAAGCTAAGAATCTTATACTAGGTTCTTAGTTCTTAGATTACTGAATCTTTCTCAGAGGGCTTTCTAGCCCTCTCTGAAAGGCTCATAAACCTTTCACTTGTAAACCTTAACTTAGAACCACAATGGAACTAAAAGATTTAAAAACTTTCACAGATAAACTTTGTGATAAAGACATAGCAATGTTTCATCATTGCTTAAGAAAAGAATGGACTCGATTATCTGATTTTGAAGAATCAGTTAAAAGAAGTTTTAAACCTTATTCACTTCCGACTCAAACATTTAATGATAATGTTCACAACAGAACGGAATTATTATTAAAAGAGTTAGAGCTAGAAATGACTTGGATAGAAAATTTAATTAACTATACCGAGCAATTCTTTGAACACTCTAAAGAAACTGAATACCATTTATTTCTTGGAGAGAAAGAAAAGGGAACTAATCATATAAATAATACGATCTAGTCCACTCAGAATCGCCTAGGAGATACTTGTTTTATCTCCTAGGTATCTTTACACCCTTACTTTTTTAACCACCATGAAAACAATTTCATTTGAACCTGAGTTAGCTTTTGGTATAGCTCAATGTACTGTAAACCCAGTATCAAAAGATCTAGATGCTTATATGTTTATGTATGCAGATTCAAAAGATCTACATTTTAAACATAAAGAAACTAGAAATTATGTACAAGTTAATCATTCAGAATGGATGTATTAATAACTAAATAAAAACAAAAGCCAATCTCTAATAAACTTAGGGGTTGGCTTTTTTTATTTCTTAAACTATACTAGATGTAGTTATGTTTATCATAACTAAATTAACTAACCTAATTGGAGCCACAAATTATGCCTGACTATTCAATTCCTTACTACTCAGGAGACAGACTACCACAAGAATTTTCTGATTGGTTAGAGACCATACCAGAGGGTTATGAATGGATTGCTAACGAACTAGGAAAGGAACAAAGTACTTATACTTTCTATAAAAAAGAGAAGCCAGTAACACAAGAAGGAAAGTTCCTACCTAACTTCCATGATTAAAAGAAAGACCTCTCAAACCTATTGGGAACTAGAGTCTATGTACTATCGAGCCTGTAGAATTACAGGCTTTAAACCTGATACAGAAGCCTATAAAGATCTTGATTACAAAGATGCAATCATCATACTTAAAAGGTTAATTGTAAAAACTATTTCATCTATTTAAAAAAGGAGAACCACAATGAAGTTTAAGCATCATCAATTAGTTGAGATTTATTCAGCACTTAAAGAAGGTAGTTGGATTAATCAAGAAACTAAAGACGAACTTATTGAAAGACTTGAAGAGTATTTTATTAAGGTCGCAATGCACAATGACTTTCAAATAAAAGAGCAATGAATTTTATGGAAGAGATCAACAAAGAAACTCAAGCCATGCTGAAACAAATCAGCATACGAAAAGCTGAGAAGAAAGCTGTAGCTGAAAAGCGGATAGCAGAATTGAAAACACTTATCAAACTATGGGAGGAAGACTTATGAATCATTCAAAATTATACGAGTGGTTACTCGATAACGATTGCCCTTTTGAATGGGAAACAGTTGACAGTCACATGACTGCAACATCTTGTACTCTTGTATTTACCGATCAGGAGGAGAAAGATTGAAGTGTACTAAATGCGGAAGCCTAGAGAATCAAGTAAACAATACTAGAACTAGGCTATCCACTAGAGGTCACAACATAGACAGTAAAGCAAGTTCTATTCCTTTTACTTGGAGGAGTAGGACTTGCTTATCTTGTGGTCATAAATATTCAACCTATGAATTAAGAACTGTTGACTATGCAACGGATGGATTTCTAAAAATGTTAGATGATCTTATCCACAACTAATAAACTTACCTATTGGAACCACTAATGAAAACTAAAGTACCTACCTTATCGGAAGCTGCAAGGCTTGTGTATAAGAGAACCTATAGCGGAACAGACTCAGCACAAAACTTCTTGATAGCTATGAAACATAACATCAAAGCTATTGGAGACTTGCCTGTAAATAAAATAACTACACCTGTAGTAAATAAGATGATGGATTATTTAAGGGATGAACTGAAGAATAGTAAAGCGGTCATCAATACTAAACGAGGGTATCTAAAAATTGTATTAGAACACATGGTCTATGATGGTCACATTAAAGAAGAAATCAAGCTACCCAAAAGACATAGAGTGAAAGGACATAAGGTTCATTATCTAACCAAAGACATGGAAGATGATCTCTTAACTTGGTTGCTTGACTATGACGAGAGAGCCTTTCATATAGTGCAAGCATTAATTGATCTAGGTTGCAGAGTAAATGAGTTACTAAACTTAGAGAGAAGATTTGTTGATATGCCTAACAATCAAATTAATTTTAATGAGAGAAAAAATGATAAAGCTGTAGCTGTACCCATGACTCAAAGAGTTATTTTAATTATGAATACTTATTGTTGGGGTAAGAAACCAACAGATAAATTATTTAATATAAACTACTCTGATTTAAATGCTATATGGCAGAAGGCTAGAAAAGATTTAGGTTATGAAAAGAAAAAGTTTTATACCTTGCACCTATGCCGACATACTTGTGCTTCAAGATTAGTACAACGAGGAGTTCCCTTACTACTGGTAAAGGATTGGCTAGGGCATGAGGACATACAGACAACTATGATTTATGCACACTTAGCACCAAAGGCTTTGCACTCTGTAGTGGAGGTGTTGAACTGATGGCTACCATAGAATACAAAGGT